ATCAACATTAGTGCCTGATATCTATGAGCATTTAGAACTTCTTTCAGAAGGCCAGGCTTTACCTATCTCCGAAGAAGAGATAGACAAAACTGCAGCAGCTATAAAAACTTGCTTGCTTGCTTGGGCTAATCCTGCAGAAAGGGATAGAGCTTTCACTGTCCGTATGTCTAACGTAGGGAAACCTGATAGACAGCTATGGTACGAGAAAAGAGATCCTAATGTAAAAAGCTCTATTGATGGCCCTACTCAGATCAAGTTTTTGTACGGTCATATACTTGAAGAGATAGCACTAATGCTTGTTCGTATGACAGACCATAAAGTAACTGACGAGCAGAAAGAAGTAGTAGTTCAGGGAATCACCGGACACATGGACTGCAAGATAGACGGCGAAGTAGTAGATGTAAAAACTGCTTCTAGGTTTGCATTCAACAAGTTCAAGGACGGGCGCTTAGCTCAAGACGATCCTTTTGGATATCTAGGACAGCTTGCAGCTTATGAGGCTGCCGAAGGAACAGAGAACGGAGGCTTCTTAGTTATCAATAAAGAAAGCGGTGAGCTTTGTATGTGTGTGCCAGATGATCTTGATAAGCCTAATATTAAAACTAAAATATCTAATCTTTTGGAGGCTCTAGATCTAGAAACTAAGCCTGAGCTTTGTTATCCTACCGTTCCTGATGGGAAGAAAGGCAACATGAAGTTGTCTAAAGGATGTTCTTGGTGCAGGTATAAGCACGACTGCTACAAGGATTCTAATGATGGCCAGGGTCTAAGAACTTTTAAATACTCTGCGGGTATGACCTATCTTACTGAAGTTGTGTCAGTACCTAAAGTCGAGGAGTATTTATGAGGGATATTAAAGCTAAGCGTATTAGAAAACATGTTAAGACTTTATTAGTTACTTGGCTTCATTCTCTTTTGGATAAAGAAGAAGCAGATAAAATTAATATAAATAATTACATGTCTAGTATGCCTAAACAAACTCATCTATTTATTGATGGGCAGCTAAGACTTAGCGCCTTTCACCCTAAGTGGGTATCTAATAAAATTAAACAGCTTCTAAAAATTTATCCGTATTTAGAAATAGAAAGCATAGACTTGGAGCTAATTAAATGGCAAGCGAACCGATTTCAGGCATGAACATAGAGTCAATGATAATTGCTGTTGGTAGTTACTTGCATAACTCTAATAACACAGTGTGCGATATTGAGACTTTATTCTTAGAAGATTTAAGGCTCTTAATAGACGCTGAACTTGAAAGAAGACAGGCTGTTTTACATTGAACCATATTAAAAAAGGATACAGAAAAAAAAGAGTTCCCCGTCCTATAGAAAAAAACCTTATTAAAGGGTATGATTCTAATTGGGAGTATGAGCTACACAGCGGTATCCTGGATAAATGGAATTTCCATTCGGAGAAAGTTCCTTATGTCATTGAGCATAACTATCATCCCGATTTCATTAAAGAGATAGCGGGTAAGAAGATATTGCTTGAAGCTAAGGGGCGTTTCTGGGACTACGCTGAGTATAGTAAATACATTTGGATAGCTAAGATTCTTCCTGATGACACAGAGCTAGTGTTTCTTTTTGCAAACCCTGGCGCCCCAATGCCTCAAGCAAAACGTAGAAAAGATGGTACTAAAAGAAGCCACGGTGAGTGGGCAAGTGCCAATAATTTTAGATGGTATAGCGAAGAGAGCATCCCTGATTCTTGGATTAATATTAAAAAGAGAGAAACCTTTGACCGACTTCAATCATAAAGACGAGAGGCGTGACCGCTTTGAAAGGAAAAAAAAATACAAAAAGGTTAAGTCTTCTTCAGAATTAAAAGTAACTAAACAAAGAGCCTATAAGCGCGGAGATAAGAATGACCAAAAAGAAAATAAATGATATAACACCAAAGGAGTGGAACAGTCTTGAAGCACAAGCTCGACAGGTAGATCTACCTAGCTTGTCATCATCTTATACGACTACGCTTCCAATAGAAGCATCGCCTCCGGTTACCTTAACGACGATTGAAAAACCCCCGCAACGCACCGACAATGTTAATGCGCCTTTTCATTATAACGCAGGTAAGATCGAGTGCATTGAAGGTATCGAAGCTTCTATGAGTAGTGAAGCTTTCAAAGGATATCTAAAAGGGAACTGCCAGAAATATTTATGGAGGTTTGATTATAAGGGGAAAGCCAAAGAAGATTTACAGAAAGCAAGTTGGTATTTAAATAAACTAATAACAGTAGTTATCATAGAAGGAAAAAAATAATGGATCAGTACCAACAGTTTATACACAAGAGTCGATATGCCCGTTGGCTTCCAACAGAAGTAAGGCGAGAAACGTGGGAAGAAACAGTACAGAGATATGTCGATTTCTGGATTAATCGCAAACAGATAGACGATAAAACAGCTAAGCTTTTGTACAAACACATACATAACCTGGACGTTATGCCCTCTATGCGCTGTATGATGACAGCTGGTGAAGCATTAAATAAAGATAACGTAGCAGGATTCAACTGCAGCTACCTACACATTGACTCAGCTAGAAGTTTTGATGAGTTAATGTATGTGTTAATGTGCGGGACAGGTGTGGGATTCAGCGTAGAGCGCAATTTTATTAATAAGCTTCCTATAGTTGCTGAAACTTTCCACGACACAGATAGCACCATTGTGGTTAGCGACAGTAAGATAGGATGGGCCTCTGCTTTTCGTGAGATTGTTGCTATGTTGTATGCAGGGAAAGTCCCAAATTGGGACATTAGTAAGGTAAGACCTTCTGGTGCCAGGCTTAAAGTTTTTGGCGGCAGAGCTTCAGGCCCAGATCCTCTTGTAGATTTGTTTAGTTTCTGTGTTGGTATCTTTAAGAAGGCTGCAGGTCGCAAGTTAACCTCTCTTGAGTGTCATGATGTCTGCTGTAAGATTGCTGACATTGTAGTAGTAGGGGGCGTAAGACGCTCAGCATTGATTAGCCTTTCTAATCTCTCTGATCAGCGAATGGCTAAAGCTAAGAACGGTAACTGGTTTGATACAGAAGGACAGCGGAGGTTAGCTAACAACAGCGTAGCATACACAGAGAAACCAGACTTCGAGGCTTTCTTGGATGAGATGAATACACTGTATGAGTCTAAGGCTGGTGAGCGCGGTATCTTTAGTAGAGTAGCCGCCAAGAATATTGCAGCTAAGAATGGGCGACGAGATCCTGACCATGAGTTTGGGACTAATCCTTGTTCTGAGATAATCTTACGCTCTAATCAGTTTTGTAATCTTTCAGAAATTGTTGTTCGTTCTGAAGACACTCTTGCTACCTTGAAAAAGAAAGCAGAAATAGCAGCTATCATTGGAACACTGCAAGCAACGCTTACAGATTTTAGATATCTGAGAAACATCTGGAAACGTAACACCGAAGAAGAGGCTCTTCTAGGCGTTAGTATGACAGGTATAATGGATCATAAAGTTCTTAGTGGTGCAGAACCTAAAGAGCTAGAAAAATGGCTGGAGGCTATTAAAAATGTGGCTATTCAAACAAATAAAACGTGGGCTTTTAATCTTGGAATTAATCAGTCTGCCGCTATTACATGTGTTAAACCAAGTGGTACTGTATCTCAGCTTGTCGATTCTTCTTCTGGGATTCATCCTCGTTTTTCTGAGTATTACATTAGAAGAGTACGTTCAGACAAGAAAGACCCACTTGCAAGCTTTATGGCAGACAAAGGGTTTCCAGTAGAACAAGACGTAATGAGCGAGGCTTCTCTGGTGTTTAGTTTCCCGGTGAAATCTCCTAAAGGATCTACTACCGTGAGGATGGTAGGAGCTATGGAACAGCTAGAGCTTTGGAAAACATATCAGAATCATTGGTGTGAACACAAGCCCAGTATTACTATTTACTATACAGACCAAGAGTTTCTTCAAGTAGCTCAGTGGATATGGGATAACTTTGATTTGTGTAGCGGGATTAGTCTTCTTCCTTTTAGCGACCACATATATCAACAAGCTCCTTACGAAGACATAAAGGCTGCTAGATATAAAGAGCTATTACAAGAGATGCCTAAGAATGTAAATTGGTCTGACCTTATTAGTTACGAACAAGAAGATAATACTACAGGGTCACAAGAACTTGCATGTGTCGGAGGCGCTTGCGAAATAGTATAGATGTATTATAGCCTGTGTAGTAAAAGGAGTAGACATGACAAAGAAAACAACAGCAGAAGCTAACCTCTTAGGGTTTAAAATAATCATAGACCGCAAAGGTTGTTTGTTCACAGAGATATCTGGTGTTCCAGAAAAAGATCTGCCTAAAGCTTTTTCAGGAGATGACCTTCGCTTAATGAGACAAATACAACGTCTTCTTAGACCTAAGATACAAGAGATACATAAGTTTTTAGAGAATGAAATCAGTGCGCTCAACCACCCTGCTTAGATAAACGCCCTTCCTTTTTTAGTCATATGATAACTCAGCAATGTTGACCCTAGCGCGTCTATAAGACGGTGAGTTTCCTCGTTGTCTTGATCAAATACCCCAATAGAATATAACAGTACATGGCTCAGCTCATGTAGAAATACTTGGGTTATCAGTCTAGGGATATCGCTTTCCTCTAGTTCGATAGTTGCCGTTTCAAAGTCTGTTGTCCCATAAGCATGATTGCCGTCTGAGTCTAGAAGTGTACCTGGAGACACAAACTTAACATCCCATATACGACCCCCCGCTTCAAACTGTTCAGGAATAATAAACATTTTAAAGTAGTTTCCTTCTCCAAAACTTTTCCTTTCCTAATATCTTATCGGCTATTAAGTTGTTTTTTCGGGCGATGTCGTTGGAAAGAAGAGCATTTTTAAACTTGATATCGCACTGTATGCCTCGCCAGTTCCTTTTGCTGCAGTAACAAATCTCTTTCGCAGTGAACGGCACTCCCAGCGGAAAGGTTTTACTCGGGAACATGACTGTTGTTGAACCACATTCAAATACAAAAAACTCGTCTGCCATTGAATTACTATATAAGGTCAGCAACACTAAAAACAGTAGCTGGTTTAGTATCATTTACGATAGTCCTGAATAGCCGCCTTTATAGCATCTTCTGCCAGCACCGAACAATGTATTTTCACAGGGGGCAGCGACAACTCTTCGGCAATCTCTGTATTCTTG